CGCTACCAGCTGTATTTATATTGTTGTTGTATAGTTCTACAAAGCTACTTTGAACCTCGTGGTCTTTAAGCTTTATGTGTTTTTTATAATCTTTAGCCCTTCTTATTTTATATTCATTATCTATTTTTGAAATGTACGCGTAATCACCGTTCATGTCTTCATAACGTATAACGTCTCCATCTTTTATATTTCCGGCATCTACTTCTCTTTGGTAGTACTCCCCTAGTTTTTTTTTATATTTTTCAAAGTCTTCAGTTTGTAATTTTTTTCCATTAATTAAAAAATCAGTCCTAAAATTATTATCAATATTTTTTTGAAAAGATATATTAGCTGTCCCAGCCGTGCCGTTCTCGTTTTTATGGTAAGCTATTATATTATTAGTCATTGCTAACTCGGCCGTTGTTTGGCCGTGCTTTGTAAACTCACCAGATTTTATAACCGTTTGATAAGCGTTAATACCTTCATCAACTATTTCTAACGCCTGCAACCTTTGCATGTTTTTACGATTCCACTTATTCAAACCATCTGGATCATTAGCGAAACCGTTGTTATCTATAAATTCTTGACGCTGTGCCGTGATTAACTTGTTTAATTCTTCAAACTCGTTTTCATTTTTCAAATTCGCCGCCAACTCGTCCCAGTCTTCAAAGATTTCATCTAGATTTTTGTTTATTAGATCACGCTTATCTCTTAGGGCTTTATTCATTTTTGCCGTGTTTTCAAAAAAACCACCCCAAACTTTAGCTAAATCTCCGTATTGTGTACTTAAATCTGGTGGAGTGTCCGCCATGCCAGCACGCGTAGCCGCGGCTACCAATGTTGGGTCAGCTCTTCCAGTTAAACCACCTGTTCCTTTACTTGCCATAATATTTTATTTTTTTAATGTTATTTGTTTTTTATTAAAACCAGTCTAATTTTTCAGCTGTTGTAAATATATCAGCACCCGCTGACCATCTATCAGCTGTCATTTGTTGTGCCGCTACCATACTAGACATTTGGTTAGCATAAGCTTGCTGTGCGCCCATATTAGCACCTGTTAAAGCGCCATATTCTATACCAAGTAACGTTGCTTCTCTAGAAGCCTCGGCTTGTTGTACCATAGCTTCTCCACCCATTTTAGCTTGTTCCGCCATTGTTGCTCCTTTTGCTTCTAAAGTATCTAACGATAATTGAGCTTTTGCTCTTGCTTGTAAATTAGCTTGTTCTTGTCTAGCTATATCAGCAGAAACCATTTGTGCTTGTTTAGCGGATTGTTGTGCTAAGGTTTGAGCTAAAGCAGCTACACCACTTGTGCCAGCCGCGCCACGTAGTGTTTCCATTATGTTAGCTCTCTGTTGAGATGCTTGTTGCATTTGAAACCTTGCTGCTTGTTGATTAACTGTTAAATCTTCATAAGGATTTTCTAAATTTCCAAAGTAATTTTTAACGTTAGCGTACGGGTTTGTATATTGAAACTCTTCATATATTTTCTTCTGTTCGTCTAATCTAGCTCTTTGCTCTTTTTGTAATTTAAGTTGAGCCTGTAAAGCTTCGTCAGACTGTTGAGTCATTTTTTTTTGCGCTTGAGATGATTTTATCATACCCACGCCTGTCATTCCTAATGCTATTTTCCCCGCTAATGGTATTGCTGCTCCTGGCATAATTCTAAATTTTTAATTGTTATTATAGTATTTTATAATGTAAAAACATGTTTTTAACTGTCACGTCTGCTTGTTTCTTTATTTCTTTTGATATTATTGGATATTTATTTTCTAACCCAAAACACATAACGAGCTTAAACCCCATAGATTTAGCTTTTTCTAATATAGATTGAACTAATTTTATTAAGGCTTTTTTTCTTTGTTCTTTTGTTGCTTTTTTATTTGATGTTATGAATTCAACCCAAGCTATGTAACTATCTGTACTGTATATAAAACCACTACATATGTCTATGTTGTCTTCACTAATTATTATACCTGTTTGTGATAAGGCTTCAGTGGGATGTTGTTTCATTCCCCAGTCTTCCCACCATTCACACAAAGTGTTATAATCTTTGTTTTTGTCGAATAATCTAGTTTTCATTTAATTTAATTTGATTCTATTGTATTATAATTACACTTTTTGTGTATTATTTACTAGATTCAGCTACTTCAGAGCTTAAAGTAAAAAGCTCAGCTCTCTCTGTAGAGTTATTTCTAAGCTTAACCTCAGCAAAATAACCCACTAAACTGGTGTTATTAGCTGATTTGTTTTTAGAGAACATTAAAAAATCCCCTACATTAGCGTTAAAATCAACAGCTTCTTCTATTGTTACAGAATTACCACTTATACTTTTTACTGTACCAGCTTTTACTGGATCACCACTCGATTCCCATATACCTGTCGATCCAACTTGTGTTGGTGCTGGCGCAGAGTAAACCGTATCTCCTACTTGTAAAGAAATATTACTTATTGGGTTTGATAATGTTATTGATTTTAATGCCATAATTTATTTTTTTATGATCCGTCTGTTCCTATTGTTATAAATTTATTTAAATCTAAATAAACAGTAGTGTTACTGCTTGGATATTTTTTTATAATTGGGTCACCTATTATTTTTATGCTTTGTGTACTACCCTTAAAGGTTAATAAAGTTCCAGCTCTTAGTGTTTGAGCGTTTTGTACTACTATGCTCCCAGCTGAAGAACTAGCACTAACGGTTGAAACAGCGTTAGAAGCTGAACTATCAACCCTAGCACCTGCATAAGTTACAACGTTACCGCCAGAGATACCATAGGTACCGTTTAAAGTTATAGTTGTTGAAGGTGTAAAATCACCGTCTGAATCAGCTCTAACTGTTTTTGTTAATGCCGCGGATGTTACATCAAAGCTACCAAAATCAATACTCATACCGGTAGCTTTTTCTATAACTTTAGATCCATAAGCCCTAAAAGTCATTGTGTTTCCGTCTGTTAAAGAGTTAGCCACTGATAAAGTTAACGTTTTAGTGTTCACATCTATAGCTGTTATTTTTGTTCCAGCGGCTGCAGCGGTTGTTCCTGTTTTATAAGTTAACTCCATACCAACAGCTAAGTTGGTTAAATCATCGACAACTACACTTGTTGAACTAGAAGTTGTACCATCTACAGTTTCCGTAGTTTGATAAAACCACGATGAATCCCAGTTAATATCTTCCGCACGTGTGCCTGGAAGAAATAATTTATCAGGATCTATTCTAAGTCCATAACCTCTAGCATCACTGCTAGCGTTTGTAACTGTCCAACGCACTTGAACTGGTGTTTTAGATACAGATATTGGTGAACCAGTTGAGGTTACATTAGTGTCTGTTAACGTACCAGCGTAACTAGAAGCATCGACTGTTCCAGAATCTAAAGTAAATGTAATCTGAGCGTTACCAACTTGAGATATAACTCTAGTAGCTGTTACCGTATTACCACCTACAGATAACTCTGTGTTCGTGTTAGGTTTAGCTAACAATAATAAAGTATACGTAGCAGAACTAGATGCTGGAAAAGATATATTACGTATAAAATCACTACCATTTAATTTTACTACTAAATTGTTTTGAGACGAAAAACCCGCAGCAAAAGCGTTACTAGTGAAGTTGTAAAAATTACCAGAAGCGTCGTACGCATTAAGTATAAATTCAGCATCTTTATCACCGCTAACAGTTAAAGATCTAGTGGTAGCAACCGCTGGTAAATTACTTAAATCTATATCAAAAGAAGATATTATTTTTTTATTCATGTTTAAACGTTATTTATCTGATTAATTATACCTATTCCTTGGAAACTAAAATCAGAAGTTTTTATATCGTTTTCGTTACCTCTTATGTAGTTAAACCACTTACCTTCTTTCTCAATAAATTCTTTTATAGTTCCTTCTTGTTTATCTGTTTGTATATAATCAACGTACCACCCGTCTTTACCTCCAGACTGTAAGTTATGCGTATTAGCCGTACTAACAGTATAACCGTATTCCGTTTTACTAGAGTATTCTTGTACTTGAGATTGGGTTCCCTCGTAATTTAAAGTATTATATATTTTTATAGTTGACGGCTGTGCGTTTAATACAGCTGTTAATGTAGAGTTGTCTTTACCACCAGATAAACGTATTCCATAAAATAAATTTCTTTCTTCATTTTCGTTATGATGTTCCCATAACTCTCCGTCTTTCATTGTGTAATATTTTTTAGCTAAACTAACGCCTTGTTCTGGTAAAAAAGATTTAAAACTAACCCATCCTTTTACATTTTCATTATATGTTACTGTTGTTGGTTCATAATCAAAAACTTGTTGCATAGAAATATCGTCTAAAGTACCAGTAACAGTGTTTGTTTCTACAAAAATAACAAAAGTGTTTTTTTGTTTATTACCACTATGTGTAGCGTCTCCAATAACATGCTCGGCGCTGTGGTTTGTTAAAGCTCCATTGCCATAAACTATATGTTCAAAACCCTCACCATTGTTATTGTAATAATAGTAACCTATAGCTTTGTTATTAGTTATATTGTGTTTAAATTGTATTTTGTATTTCTCGTTAACAGATATTACTTGTGGAATATATTGTTGTAGTCTAACTGTATCATCTATAACTGCACCAGGAAGAAATCTTGGAGCATCGTTAAATTGTATATTTAAATTTGTATCGTTAAACTGTATAAAATCATATATTCCAGTGTCAAATCCTTCAAACTCCCAAGCATAAGCAGTTCCACCGCTTATAAAATTGGTTTTGTTTATTAGTACAATATTGTTTATAGCGCCTGTAAAATCCGCTACAGAAGTTGGGTTAAACTTGATCTGATCAGACGTTGGTATATCGGTACCAGTATAATCTAATATAGAACCAGTGCTACTATAATCTACACCATCTTTTTTGATACTCATTGGTAGCGCTGCACCTTGTGGGCCATAACCACCAGTACCATCAAAGTTACTTGTTATAATATAATTTCCCGTGTCTTGTATTCCAGCGAATTTAAAACCCCTCCAACTTGTACCATCATGGGCGCTAGTTACGTAACCTTCTAGTTTACCACTTATAGGTGTAACAGGCGTGCCGTACTCGTTTACAGCTTCTGTTACAGAAAATCTAAGCTCCCATCCACCGTTAGATGTGGCGGTAGCTTCTGTTCCTATGCTAGGGCTAAACGATTGTTTTAGTGATAAAGTATCTTTTGCACTTACCCAATTGTATTTACCGTTTTTAAAGAAAGCTGTTGGTGAAGATAACGAATGTACGTGATTTAATCCTTGTGAATCAGCAACCCAATCTGTTATTTGTCCCGTTGTACTGGTTTCAGATATATTTATTAGTGTTACTTTTTTAATTTCACCAACAAAATTATCAAATTTTAATTCTAATACATCAGTGCTTAAGCTGTTTTGTAAGTTAGTTGGCGTTTTAAATATAGCTCTATAAACTGTTTCAGGTGTAGCGTCGCTATCTGTATATTGGTCAGCTATTCTACTTACACCCGCTTGTAACTCAATACTTTTAACACCACTTAAATCTTCTCTAACAGTTCCAATATAATTTGCAGGTGTTGTGTCAGCTACAGCGGCTGCGTCTAAAACAGCATAAGCTATTATACTTGAACCACCGCTTTGACCGTAATCGCTAGGAGCCGTATCGTAAGCTATATCTATCAAGTACCAATTATCAGATTGCCAAGTACTGTTTGATATATCTTGAGTTAAAGAAACGGTGCTGCCAGCGGAATCTATAATTATTTTATCGTCTGTTGTGTATACACCATCAGATAAGTTTTGTGAAGCTGGTGCTGTTCCTGATAAACTTCCTGAGTTTGGTGAACCGTTTCCAGCGTCATATGTTAGTCCAGGTGGTATTATTAATTGTGACGATCCAGCTGTTACCGAAACAGGCGCTTGTGATGGATCAGCGTTTTGTATATAATAAGAAGTAGGCGTGCCAGTTGCGGTTTCATTACCGTAAAGCCCTACAGCCGCACTATGTTGTGTAAAGTTTGTTCCTGATAAATTCCAATCAACCAAATTGTGGTTAACACTTGTCCATGCTGGTATAGTAGTTGAAGGCACTTGTAACACTTCTTGTACCTCGGTTACTGGTGTCACAGCCGCAACAGCTGATGTCTTCATTTGTAGTATTTTTCTTATTTGAAACCATCGCAATATATGTACTGATTGTTTTGATTTCGAACCTGTGTAAAAAGCTAAATTAACTTTTAAATCTTCAACAACAACGCCTTCGTTGTCACCAAGGGTTGCATCGTAAAATTTATAATTAACATAGTGGACTCTAATAGTGTCTTTTCTAGGCAACCTACTAAAAACGTGTTTAGAGTTTGTTGACCAACCATCCTGTACGTTTATTCCGTGTGTAAAGCTAGCACTATGAGGAGTGTTAGCTGTTTCTTGAAAAGGATTACTTCCTGTAGCTGGGTCTATTAACACGCTATTTGGAACTTGAGCACCAGTAGCACCGTCTTCTAAAACCACAAAAAATCCAGATCTAATTCCTTCGTCAGCATCATCATCCCAAGCAGTATTATCAGAAATAATACCATCTGGATCTGGAGTGAACACGCCAAATTCTATTTGTATTTCTTCACCATTAAATATAGTGTTTTGTTTAGGCTCGAACACGTTACCGATGGCATCATACCAAGTGTTATTTAAAACAGTAGTGCCGTTATAAACAGAATCAGCACTAGTTGTTACATCGAAGGCGGCATTATAAGCGCCAGGAAAAGTACAATAAGTTGTGTTTGTTAAGTTTATACCTGAACCACCAGTATCAAGAAGCTGTGGGTTGTTGTTAGGGGCAGCATCGTAGTCTTCTGACACCGTACCGTCATGCCACCAAACTATACCAAGTTTAGTAGTATTACCTGAGTTACCATTACCGTTACCATCTGCATTTGTTTTCCAATTGTGGAACATGTTACCTTCGTTTTGTTTTCTATAAACGTGGCTTCCTGAAATGCTTGTATTACTTGTGTTACCACTACCTTGCAACGCTGTGTTTGGGTAACGATGTGTTCTACCTACAGATGCCTGAGGTGTACCATGAGTATCGTTAGCAAAAGGGTCAAACGTAGAAGAACTTTGCACAAAGTTATAATTAACTATTCTTTTACCACTATAAACGCCTAACACTTCAAATTCCGTGTCTTGAGCCGTTACTCCAATTACGGGTGCTACATAAGGCACATAAGGTTGTATAGCTCCAGGTAACAACTCTGGATAATTTATTATAGTTGTTTCTGTGTTTAACTGTTCGTTATTTATATCCATCCAGAAAGAACTTGTGTTGTCTTCTTGTGTTATAGCAGGTAACATAAAAGAATTACCGTTTGTTAGTGGCCCGTTTTGCAATATAGTACCAGCTGCCACTCCTCCAACAACAGGTTCACCATCATCTATAGATGCGTTAACTAATAAATTTTCTGATACAGGGTCTGTTAATGTTAAATTATAATCTTTTTTGTATTCGTCATATGTTCCAATAACGCTACCTGCATCCGGTAAATTATCTCTAAACCAATCATGCATACCAGCGTCAGATATAGGTGTTATACCATCATTAGATAACCTTAATATAGCTCCTCTTTGTTTGTCAGCAAAATAAGCTCTATAAGTTTCTTTAGCAAAAGATTCTGGATTTTTTGATATACCGTAATCTCCAATAAAAGGTGTAGCGTCACCCAGTACGGCACTAGATGATATAAGTTGAGGATTGCCATCAGCGTTAAATAAAGCATCTCTGTTTGAAAGAATACTAATAACTCTATCTTCACAGAAAGCCACTAAACTTGTTCTTCTTTGAAAAAGTTTTTGTATTTCACCAAAAGTAGGATTTAACTCTTTGGTGATTTTTTCAGCCATTACAAATTGGTTTAAATTGTTTATACCAGAGTTAGAGTTGTATATACCAGAATAAATTAAACCATGTTTTCTTGTTTCTTCTTCGTATGGTTCTTCGGTTGTAGTAGAAGCTTTAGCACCGTTTAATATTTGCATTTGATTAAACTCGTCTCTAATTCTATCAGACTCTATACCATTACCAAACGAAAAACAATTATACCAACTTAAACCTATATCAAAATCAGGGTCAGCCACAGAGATCACGTGGAACTGTGTTACATAAGTACCATCATCATCTGTTGGGTAAACAGCCGCAGTAACATAACTACCATCTTTTTTGAAAAATCTCAACTGACGTCCTCTGTAATCTATATCACTACCAGCTGCGTCTTTAATGTTAAACCCTGGGTTTAAAGTGAAACTTACTAGTTCGTGAATATTTAAACCATCCCATGATTCTAAGTTTACGTCTCCTACTATGTTGGTTTGTCCGTTTCTAGCTTCAGGTATATCTATAAATTCCACCTTACATCCAACAGGCGCGAAAACTTCAGCGTTTATTTCGTTTATTTTAGCAGGTATATTATCGCTGGCTTCATAGTATATATCTAAATCAGTGGGTTTACCATGTTCTGTTTCCCATATAGCTGGATTTTTTGATGCACGACCAGCTAAAGAAGCGGGATCAGTTTCTATAAATTGTATTTTAGTTGAAGCACCTACATCAAGTGTTGATCCATCTATAGGTTTATAAGTTTCGCTTTTAGGATCTTTATCAACTTCAATAATATAACATATTCTTCTGTTATTTGCTTTACCAAAGTCTTTGATTTTTGTTTGTAAATCAGCTGCTGGAGTACCAGTGGCTGTAGCATCATCGTCTGGTTTACCACTACCGTTAGCACTAGCGCCCCAAGTTACCGCTGCTTCTTCAACACTATCTCCTCCATATACCCAGTTTGTACCATCATATATTTTTCTTCTTCTCCAAGGTGTGTGGTTATATAATTTTTTTATTGACTTTGATAATATAGTGTAAATAGTATTTGTTGAATCACCTGAGAATTTAAATTTATTACCAACGTTTATGTTAGCTACAAAATCTCTTACCTCTCCCTTAGGGTCTCTACTAGCAGGATAAGACGGGTTCCATTGATTATCGTGTTTTAACGCATAATTTTCGTTGTAACCTTTACCCACACCTGGTGCTGGAGTGTCAGCTTGTGGTTCGTTGTTGTTATCATAATTACCTTCCATTTCAATTATACGCTCATCAGAGTTTCCAAAATCAGAACCGTCTGTTTTACAAAAAACACCACCTCCCCATATACCTTGTAAATGTTTAGCTAAACTGTTTTTACCTTTTAAATAAGCGTTACCGTCTATATCTATAGTATCATCAACTAAATCATCACCCGGTGCTAAAAACGATAAATGTATAAAATGCCTACCAGTTTCTCCAGGTTCACCGTAAGTTGTGTCAAAAGAGTATTGTGCATCTGAATCACCAACTGTAGCCAAATCCCCTTCTTGACGCCACGTTCTATAACCATCATTGTCAGAATTAGTGTGTGCGGTTTGGGTTGTTATAATACCTTCTAAACCGTTAACAGCGTAATTTTCGTCTTGATTTGTTATTATAGTATCCGTGTGTGGTATAACAAGACTAGTTAAAACGCCACTTGAACCGTAGTTTTTATCAAAAGGCCACCATCTATACCCATTAGCGTTTACTTGGCTTGCAATTATACTTGTAACAGCTGGACTACCCGAAACCTGAGGGTATAGTTTATCTGTCCATTGCACTACAGGGTATTGATCAGTAGTGCCTCTCATTATATTACCAGCATTTTTAGCGTAGTTATTTAATGAGTTTTGCCCAGCAGCAAAGTGTGAATTATCTATTATGAAAATATTAGCGTTAGCTCCTATACTTGTTATTAAAGCGTCCCACTCAGCTTCAGTGTTAGCTAAGGTGTCAACACCGGTAATAGAATCATTGTCGTTGGTAGGCATAGTCCACTGCCAAGTTGGGTTTATTATACCGCTCGTGTAAGTTTGAGTATTAGTATACTCATCTACAAACCAATAAGAATTTTGTTGTACCGATGCTACATAATCATCTAATAGTTCTGTTGTAACGCCGTGCTCTATAGTAGAACCCGTATTGTCATCCGAAGCTATTTTAACAAAGAACCTACCTGAAAATTCATCCATGTCTTTTTCAACCTTTCTTTCTACTTTAAAAGTTAAATCATCATGTAAATCTGTACCGTCATCGTAAGCTATTAAAGCGTCTTTTTCTGAAATAGTTTCTTCTAAGGTCATTTTGTAATCTTGATCTTTACTTTCTACTACATCTTTATAAGAGTGTACATAAGGCATAGCCATAACTCTATATCTTTTAGATCCTTCCACCGTGTCTCCAGTTTTCTTTTCCCAAGAAACATAAACATGTTCATTCCATGGGTCAAATACAGTTCCTACCATTAACGGTCCGTTTTTAAAATCATTTTGCCAAACATCTCTATTTACCTCAATATAATTAGTTTGCTCATCTATCCTGTAACTTGAACTAGGGAAAAGTGTATATTCTGTCTGTATTGTCGTTAATCTATTAGTGTCTGTGCCTTCTGTATTTTTTACTGAACCTAAACTTACATATTTATATTTAATAGAATCTGGGGCTTCGTTTTTTATTTCTAATATTCTAAATCTGTTTTCTGTTTCTACTTGAACCTCTCCAGTTCCTATTTTCTTTTTTAAAATTAAATGATTTTCTTCTGTTAATTTGTTTCTGTCAGATGATGGGAAAGAAATCCATATATGGTTATGACTTTCACTTTCGTTTATATCTATAGTTGGAACGTAAACTTTATCCATCACTAAGTTATAATACTCTCCAGAAGTTTCTTTTATATAAAATTTATAATAACTTGCCCAACTAGGAACCTGTGATGTTAAGTTCGTTGTTAATTGAAGAGAATTACTAGCAGTTTTACCAAAACGTCTATCTTCCCATGGTATCTTAACAGCAGCGTTTGTAGATGTATATACGGGTGTTTCTCTACCGTATTCATCACCAAAAACGACACCTAATTGATAATTTCTTTGAGATTTTAAAGAAGGTAAACCTCCATCTTTAAAGTCACTAACGTGGTTTCTTATATTGTAGTTTATGTCTAAACCAGGTTTTATAATATCACCTAGTGTATCTTTACCTATATTGTAGTTTTGAGTGTAGTTACCATATATTAATCTACTACCTGTTATCTCTTGTGATAAGGCTTTTTTAGGAACATTGTCCCATGGTCTTAATGTTTGATTTTCTGGAAGAGCAGCGTATATATTTTCAGATTTTAATATATATTTACCTTTGTATTTAGAATTATAACTAGTATCTTGGTTTGATCCATCTTCGCTCCATTCAGGATCATTAGATTTAATACTAGTCATAGAGTAAACAATAGGAGAATCCTCTTGTTTGTATAAGATATCAATTTGAACAACATCTAAAGGCATGTCCGGTGACACAAAATCAGTTAGTTCAATTGACTCTATGTTGTTAACCATAGCAGCGTTATAAGGTTCTTTAACAGAAAAAGCAGTATCTACATCATACTTTTCAGTATAACTAGCATCAAAAATAATATCTGTAAAAGGACCAAAAGCAGAATATTCACCGTCGGCGTATTTGTATCTACATGAAAACCTTAAAAATGTTTTCTCAAACAAACTAGGTTTTGGCAAATCAGTTCCTGTATTTACTTTTACAGAAGGCGCTTTAGAAGGTTTTTTCTTAATAACGGTAATGTGTTCTTCTGTTATATCTATAGGTTTAGAAAATATTAATTCATCAGCACTAGCAACAACAACCTGTGTATTAAAAGATATAGAGTTACCTGTTATTGCGTCTATTGTGACACTACTTTGAGCGACACCAGCTATACTATCTAAAGACATACCAACTTCTAAATTAGAAGCATCTGATACATCTATGTTTTGTGAAGTTGTACCAACTGTAACTGAAGCGGTGAAGTAATCTTTTAATATTTCGTCGTTAACAACTAATTTAGTATGAACAGCTACGCTTGAATCTATACTACCAGTTTGTGTTCCAAGTTTACCTCTTTCTATGTTTATTTTTCTAGGTTCGTTTGTGTTGTCTGTCCAAAACAACATACTATCTACTATATTTATACCTGTTATTATTTTGTCTGTAAACTTTAGCACCGCGTTAGCTGTACCGGCTTTAGTGTCGACTATAACTGGAGCTGATTCGTAACCCTTTCTGTGTTCTATTATAGCATCTACATTATCACTTGTTACAAACCAGTATAATTTGTTATTTTTTTCATCAATAACACTACCAATACATTTAAACGCCCCGCCATCTGGAACTATATTCTCAACTCTAGTATTACCCAATATATTTTGCACTGTACCTACATCTGCTCCTTCAGAAGTAGAAACTTGAACGTTCATAGCGTCCCTATACTCTCCATTTGGTATTAACCTTTCATCGAGATCTTTATTCATTTTACCTCGAGTGAAAGCGTTTTTAATTTCTGGCATATGCTAATGTTTTATCCACTTAGATTTGCCTCTAAGTATTTGAGTTATTTCTTCTATTTTAATATTTGATAATCTTAGTTTTGCTATTCTTTTTGCCGCGAATTTATCCTTTTTGTATTGTCTTAAAAGTCCTGGGGAAACGCCTCTTCTTGTAGATACGATATCACATAAAATATGTTTATACATAGCGTCTTCCGCGAATTTATGTACCCTCATCTCTTCATCTGTACCTAAACTATCACTTATATAATCTAGTATCACAGTTTTACTAGAAATATTAGAACTAAAATGTATTTTACCTTTAAGTTCGTCTATGTAAAAAGATCCATTTACTTGAGAACGCATAGGATCTATCCCGTATCTTTGACCAAGGTTTAAATCGTATCTATCATCATCGTAGTTGTAATCATTTATTTTATTTTCAGATGGAGTTGTTGATTTATAAGAACCCCATGTAGATGAATCACCATCTGGATTTATAAAAGTTACCTCGTTAGTTGCTGATGTAGACGCAGCTGTAGCTATATTCGATGTGGTTATAACAGCGCCGTTTACGTCCACAACAGTTGTTCCTTGTGGAAAAGCTGTATGAGAAACCAACATGCCTACTTTTATATTAGACACACCTGTATTCGGTGATTGTGTTATTTTGTCTTCTTCTAAACTCCAAGTAACGTTTTCCAACACGTGGGCAGATTCTTCTTCTAAAACCAAAGAACCATCTTGTGGTGTAAATGTTAGTGTTTCGTCACCTGTGTATGTAGCTAAAATCTCCGTACTACTTGTGTCTGATATTGTTATAGTTGTTATATTGCTAGCGTTAGCTGTACTAGCTACTATGGATCCGCTTGGAATATTAGGTCCAGATACAACCATACCAACTAATATATTTTTATATTCATTATCTAGTGTAATAGTTGTAGAACCATTGGTTAAAGTTCCGACAGCTGTCAAAGCGTATTCGTCGTTATCGTTTTGAAATATAGCAGTCGGGTTAGATGTTTTTCTCGTTGGATGTAAAATATGTTTTCTACCAGATTCGCCTACCCATGATATTTTAGTATAATTTATATAATCTTGAGGAAGTGGCATTACTAAAGTTTCTGGCACGGTTATCTCTTGCGCTTTTACAGATTTAAAAGTATCGAAAGATAATTCAGCTAAAGCTCTTTGTGCGTGAAACGCTACATCTACTTTTCTAGCTTTTTGTATTATTTTCTCTTCACCAACATATATCACCATAAATTGATTTATTATATCTTCTAAAGAGATAAATTGATAATTACCAAAATCATTACCTTTGTAATATTCTTGTTGAGTTGTTCCGTCTAATAATCCCATTTATTTATTGTTTTTCTTGTTGAATATTCTTTGTTTCTTCTTGTGAAGCCACCTGAGCGAGATTGTAGTCTTTCATAGTAACGCCAGACAATTGTAGTATTTTTACCACAAGAGGCTCTTGTTCAGATGGGTGTAATTCAAAATTTTGAAAATCTGGTATGTTTGGATTGTATAAAGGTTTTTCATCTACAACAGTGTACGTCCATTTAGGGGCTTTAGGTTTAACTATATAACGTATTTGGAAAGTCCCTAAATCTGGTGCGAAATTTATAATATTGTTTTTAAGCCAGTAAACTGGTCTATTAGATGTTGGTTTAGTTAAAGGTGATTGGTTTATTACATTATACTCTTCATGTTTTATTCTTTCTACAGTTTTAACACCGTTATCGGTATCATAAGTAACACCTGATATTCTATAAAGATTGCTATCTAAACCTGTTATAATATTAACACCACTAGTTATATCTTCTTCTCCTCTTTTAAATATTTGTATTTTATCTTCTATTAAATCAGTCATATCAGCGTAATTACTACTGTTACCTTGTGTTCTTTTAAATTGATTTAAATCATAAAAATACTGTTCGAAAATATGCATTTGAGCGTGTTCAGCGTGTAGGTTAAATTCCTGTGGAGTTATATAACCTCTTTGTTCTTTGTTAGCCAACGCTAAAACCGTTTGATATACTGTATCTACACTTACTGCCATAATTTTTTTTAATTTGTAGTTAGTAATCGCCCCGTAGGGCGAATACCACTACAGTTAGATTATTTTAATCTTTTTTCTATATTTGAATAGATTTCCATACCTTCATCAGTTTTAAACCAAGCGGCTAAAGCTGAATATGGATGTTCATCAAAAGGAACGTTCATTAGTTTTCTATCATTAGAACCCCATTTAAATGTTCTTTGATCTTGAGATAATTTTATTATCCCCATTTCAGTTGCTTTAATACCAAAATTCCTAAGTAAAACGTTTTCATCTTTTACCAAATCTAGAAACAATTGTGGATTTCTTTTAGCATATACTAATAAATCTCTTTTAAGTTCTCTAGAACTCATCTCTGATACCTTAGAACCAATCTCTACCCTCATAACAGCCTCCGCTGTATCAATATCTAAATCTTTTGCTGCATTTAAAGCTTCTATTTCCATTTCTAAAATATCTATTTCATTAGCTGCCACAACAGAAGGTTTATGTTCATAATAAATCTTGTCTCTTTGAGGGTGGTATAAAGATAAAAGTTTTTGAAGAACTGTTTTATTCTTAGGAACGTTCAAAACGCCACGTCTAAAAATAATATGTTCTAATCTTTGTTCCCCGTGCATTTCATCTACAAAGCATGTTCTTTGATTAGAAGTATACTTTAATTCTCTTTCATAGCCTTTTTCTTCGTCAAAATAATGTATGTTACATCCTTTTAATAATTTACTTAAAGGTTTATCTTTGCCTTTTAGTAAATAAAATCTATCTTTTATCTCCCAACCATCGTGCACTGCTTCTTCGTATGTTGGAAAGGATTTTTGTTTTGTTGTTGTTTCCTCTTTAGATAGTCCTTTAGAACTATCACTAAATGTAATTTTGTCTGCCATAATATAATATATAATAAAATTAATAAAAAAATAAAAGAGTTGAGGCCGAAGCCTCAACGCTTTTAAAAGTTGTTTAGTTTAATAAACAGAAGTTGTTAGCTCCTTGTGTAACCATGCATCTTTCAGATAAGAAGTTCATAGTCATTGCATCTAAATCAGAAGTAACAGCTCCAACAGAACCTGTAATCCAAGTTTTGAATTTTCTACTTTCTATATTAGAAGCTCTGTATCTAACATGTAAGAAAGGTCTTTTAAGATTCTTTCCTAATGATTGATCATAAACTGAAGAAGTACCAGCTGGTATAACAACACCTCTGATAGCTTCACCACCAGTAGCTGCAGCGTTAATACCACCTCTAGTTTGCTTGTCGTTTAAGTATTTCCAGTCAGATTTATAGAAGTCATAAGAACCTCTTCTAAATCCAGTGAAACCTAAATTTAAAGCCATATCTTCAGAGTTGTTAAATACTCCGTAAGAAGTACCACCAGCTCCGTAAGAGTTCATAGAAGCTAACATATCATCTATTGCTAGAGCAGTTGCTCTATTAACAAACATCATGTTTTCTTCAATCGCACCATTTTCGTCAAACGCGGCTAACATAGCATCAAACTCAGCTAGGTCAGTAGAAGCGTTAACACCAGTAATACCAGAAGATTGATGTCCTCTAGACGTGATAGCTTTGAATAAACCTTCAGTACCACCAAGCTCACCAACGTCACCACCACCAGTATCAATAGTAGAATCATCGTGAGTTTTTTCAGCTTCAATACATACCATTTCTAAATAGTCTGTAAATCTAGCTCTTGTGTCACCTTCCGCTTTTAAATACCAGTAGTAACCATTTTGTCCTTCTTCACCAGATACTTCAACCCAACCAATTTGAGCAGCATCAGATCCTGAGACCTCATACATATCTTTTATGATAACAGGTTTGTTAGTAAATGAAGTAAATACAGGTTTATTAGATCTAACCTTGTTTTCTGTACCTTTACCCCATTCAGAACCAAATACTAATATCTTACAAGTATCGTCACCATCAACAAAACCCGCGTCACTTAATCTTTGGTAACCATAAGGTAAACATGTAATAGCAGCTGAACTTGAAGCGGCAACACTTACACGAGCTGTGATAGTTTGTCCACCACCAGCGATTAATACCATATCACCAACGTTAATACCATGATCTGTAGTTTGATTAACACCGTCCATGGTTTTAGTGATAGCCATAGTGTTAGATGATGCTGTTGTTACTGAAGCTTCATAAGCTAGATGTAATCTACCTTGTTCTGACCAAATAACTTGATCAGCTGACATAGCTTCTTCTGCGCTAACTTGAGCTAAAAAACCTGAGATAGTTCTCTTACCGAAAACTTCAGCTTCTTTTTCCATTAAGTCAGGCAAGAATTGCTGTGCCCACCCACTTGATTGTAGGTCTAAGTAATTGTCCGCCCCGATTACCTTTTGAGCGTAATCTTTTCCAGAGGGCGTGTAACTTGAAATTGCCATAATTTTTAAATTTTAATTGTTATCTTTTGTTTTTAATTTTAAACTTAAAATCTGAACTATCGTCGCCTAACACTCTAACTTTAACACCACCAACTTTAACCTCTTTATGAGATTGACGTGGATCCATGTTAACGTTTTTAGCTTTTGCCACACTTTCTTTTAAAGCGTCAGCTTTACCTTGTTCGTAAAAGTGTTTAGCGACCGCGTCGGCGTTCATTGCTGTAAAAAGAGATTTATGATAACCTTTAGCGTCTTTTAAACTTGAATTTTCATCGACAAACCTTGACGTGAAATTATTTAAATCGCTTTGAGTTTTTTTAACATCATCTTTATTTTTAACATTAAACCTGTAATTTTTATCACCGACATTATATTCAAAACCTTTGAATTTGTCGCCAAAAAACTGATTTGTTTTTTGTTCGAAAATATTACTATTACGCTTAACAACTTTGTTGTTCGCTTCAGATTCCTTGTTGTACCTATTGAAAAAATCTACAGCTTTTTGTTGGTCAGGCGTAAGCTTTGAACCAGCTTTGATTTCTTCATAGTATTTAGACTTCTGCCCGTCTAAGTGGGCTCTAGCGTTGGCAACTTGCTCTTTGTACGCTAATTTTTTTCTTTTAATGTCTCTCTCCTCATCAACCTCTTCGTCGTAAGAAAAAGAATCCTCCATTAAAAAATTAATCTCATCGTTGTTTAAATGAGGTTTTGTTTGTTTGTAGTATTCATAAACAACTTCATTGTCGTTTAATTTACTAATATCTTGATTTAATTTTACGTAGTCTTCTAAATCACCACCAGTATCCTCCATAAACTTCATAAGCTTCTCTATACTCTCTGGCAAAGGTTTTCCTGTTGCTTCTGCCTCCTCTACAGCCTTAACAACCTCCTCTTTAACATCTTCAATTTCTTCCGCTGTCGCTTCGCTTGTTATTTCCTCTAAAATTACTTCTTTTTCTTCTTCTTTTTGCTCTTGATTGTCTTCAAGTTCTTTATTTACAGAATCTTCTTTAACCTTTGACTCTTCAACAACATCTTCTTCTTTTTTTGGTGGTTTACTTAAATCTACTTTAACGACACTATCGTCGTCTTTACTTTCAAATTTACTAAGATCAACTTTTGGGGTTTCCTCTTTTGGTTGTTCTTGTTGTGTAGTTTCTTCAACTACTTTTTCCGTAGTTTCTTCAACTACTTTTTCATTTTCTGCCATAATATAATATAATAATAGTTAATAATTTTTTTTATCTAGGTGAAAAAGCTTCTAAATCAAATCCTCCTCCAATTATATCATTACCTGCTGATTCAAACCTTTTAGGTTTTTTACCTAAATTTCTTTGTTCAATCATTTCAGATTGTTGTGTAGCTTGTATTCTAGTTCTTTCATCTTTTCTGTTTTCTTTTTCTTCTTCTCTAGTTCTTAGTGTTTCTGTTTCCGCTTGTTTTAACTGCATGTTGTATTGAAACTCTAAAGTCATTAATTGTTTTTTAGCCTCAACCTCTTGCATCATTTTTTGCGAATCTAACTGTAATTGTATTTTCGCTAATTCTGCCTCTGATTGTGTTTTAGCTTGATTTTTCTGTAACTCAATTTGAGCAGCTGCTTGTGCTGACTGTTGATTTGCTTGTGATTGAGCTTGTATATTTTCTAATTGTAACTGTCTATCTTTTTCTTGTTTTTTAGTTCTTCGTATTTTTAATAACTGATTAGCTAGTTTTACGTTTTTAATTTCCCTAACATCAATAGCGTCTTCTAGTTCTATATTCTGTTGTTGTAATGCCATTTGAATATTATTCTCTAACATGGCTTTTTCTTCCTCATCTGGTGATAGTTCTATAAATATACCAAAATCATATAAATGTAAGTCTTTTATTTCATCTAAAGTTGCTACGTTGTGAGCTCCAATTGACCTAACAAATGCATCAGCCGTTGGTGAGTATTCTAATATATCAGATATTCTTAACGACAAACACTCAGCAACCTCAGCTGTTAAGAATAAACCTGACTGTAGTATATGTCTTGTTGCTGTGTTTGAATTAGCGGCTGCTAATTTCTGCACACCAACTAAAGCGTTTTTATCTGGCATACTACCATCTCTAGCTTCATTTAAACCGGTTACGTCTCTTATCATTTGTAAGTAATAATTGTAGTTAGCTATAAGAGCTTGTATTTTATTACCGCCACTACCACTTGTTATTTCTTGTATAGGTACTTTACCTGGATTCATATCACCATCAGCGGTAAAACTTCGTCCAATAACAGAACCTGTTTGGAAAAACATATTTAACGCTTCTTGTGGGTTGTAATTTGTTCCGTTACCTAAATCTATTTCAGCTAAACCATCGGCATCTAAATAAACACCGTCTGGAACCATTCTAGACATCACTTGTTGTAACTTTAAGTGTGTTAATTGAATCATATCAGCGAAACCAGTTATTCTACCAACCAATGATTCTATTTTGCCATTGTATATTCTAGGCGCTACTATTGAATAGTTCATTTTTACTTTAGTAAAATCACTTTTAGGCCTCATCATATTAGCAGCTATTTCCCATTTTAAAAGTTTATCCGTACCTAACACTAAAGCGCCTTCATAAAGAACCTCAATATTTCTTTGTAGTTTAACGTAGTCTCCTTCTTTGTTCTCCGGTGGGTTGAAGGTATCGTCTTTTGGTATAGCTCTAGTACCACCTGTTCCAGTTTCTTTAATTTTATAAACTTCATTCGTGTAAGTTTTATAATTAAAATACAACACCTGAATACTATTACTATCTTCTTTATCTGTAGAAAGCCTAGTATTATAATTATTTCTATTATAAGACTTGTCTTGCATTACGTCTTTTATCTCATCATGAGTTAAGTGAGGAAATTGTTTTACTAGTTCATTAACCGGTATAGACTTTACTTCTCCTACATAATATATATCATCAAAATAAGGTGACTCCGTGTATGAATAAACTAAAGTAGCTGGATCGACATATTTTATAGTAGCTCCTTCAGATGTGTTAAAATCGGTTTTAACAGCGCCTATGCCTAAAACAGTGAGATCATAATAAAATCTTTTAGCAGTTAACTCGTAGTTGTTCCCATCCATTAATACATTTATAGCTTGCTCCTCGGCTAGTTCTATATTTTGCTTATAACTTAATTGCATAAACAAAGATAGTTCTTCTGTTGTTTCTGGTAACTCTCCTTCTGTTTCTCTACCGTTGTAACCAAAAGCTTGACTAGTGAAATTGTCAAACTCTTTTAGTTTCATGTCGTTCATCATAGATTCCATATATGAAGTTCTTTCATCAACACCGTACGGATCCCTAGAATAAGCTTTTATATCATATGTTCTTTCAGCTATACCATTAACAACTATATCCACAAACTTAGATATAATTGGAACTGGTTTCCAGTCTAAATTTAAATAGGACAAATCGCCGTTTATAGACAACTCATCCTTATATTTTTGTATAGATTGTTCACCTCTAGCATATAATCTTAACTTATGAAAGTTATTTATATTATCTATGTATTTATTTAAATCTCTATTATCATTAAACCATTCTTGTTCTATAGCTTTAGCCACCTTTAAACCATATTCGTAACTCATCTTTTCAAGGTCACTAACAACTTGACTAGGAAAATAACTTTTAATATCAGACTCTGCCATATTTATTTTATTAATTTAGATATATTGCCTTTGTTTTCATATTTAGCAATACTTATGTTTAGTTTCGGTTTTTCAATTTTTGCGTTAGGTGCGTATAGATGTCTATTGCAAGCCATTATAGCTAAACCACTACTTATAGTAGCGTCAAACTTTGTTCTTTTTGTTATATCAAATCTAGCCCAATCGTTTAACGTTTTGTTGAAATACATACCTCCGTAATTTCCATCTCCCATGTTTCCAACATGATTTTGTATATACATCTCAACAGCTGCCGCGTGGGCTTGTTTAATATCTTCACTTGAATTTGGTATACCTCCTATTTCTTTTTCAGTTGTTGACAACTTATTCCAAACTCTATCTGGTCTATTCATAGAATAACCTCTATATCCTCTTCTTCTTAAATAATATAATAATCTAGGTTTGTTGTTTTCTGCTAAAAGTGGCATACCGTAAAACACCAAAGCCATTAATACGTCTTCGAAAAATATATCAGCTGTTTGTGGTCTAGCGATATATTCTAAGAAAAAAGAACTTGAAGGTGCGTCTTCCATAGAAAACTTAGTTAGTCCATGTAAAGCCCCCTTAGATCCTCTACCATCAACTGTTCCAGATATATCGTAACTATCACAACCAAAAGCGCCCATGTGTTCATTACCTGGATATCTTACACCATTTTTTAATATAATTTTGTTTTGTAAGTGACTAGGCGGCATCCAACTAACATTAAACCTTCCTTTTGGATCTGGATAAAATATAACTTGTGTATCTTTAATACCATTTACCCACTGAAAACTACCAGTAGATACACTAAGTGTTCTAGTCATCTCTTCATTGTAATCTATTTGTTCGTATATTTTTACTAAATTAAATATACTGTTTAAAGCCTCGTCTCTAAACGCATGCTCTGTTGTTCTTGGAAATTGTCTATAAAACTCATTTAAAGCGTCTTGATCTTGTTTCAAACCTTCAGCTTCGTTGTTCCAGTGATCTATTATACCAATATCTATCAATTCCCCATCGGGTCCGATAACATCATGGTCTGGGTTAGAAAAGACAGGAATTCCGTGTTCGTCAATAAATCCTTCATAGTTCCACTCCATTGGTATAAACAAAGAGTATAAACCGCTCTTTGTCTGTCCATTTCTATTTCTCTGTGTAACATCTGAATCATTATATAGTTTTTTAAAATTGTCACCGCCTTTGTCAAGAGCGTTGCTAGTAGAACCCATCATACATTTACCAACTATCCTACTACCTAACCTTAAACATGTCTTTGTAACTCTCCAGTTGTTTAATATATTATCAGGTCTTTCCCATTTACCACTTTCATCATGCACTAATAGCGCTAATTTTTCACCATCATAGCTATTGTCTCCAGTGTTCTTCCAGTCAATAGTTGTATCTAAACCTTGTAACTCTTCAAGTTTTTCGTTGCTTGTTATTTTCTTTCGTGTAAACTTACTAGCTGGTACTCTATAGGCTAATTCTGTTTTAGGTCTATCCATACCATCTTGTATTGGTTTAAAGAAAAAAGGATAATTAACCGATATGGGTACAACTTTATCTGTAAACATTTTTTTAGCATCTGCACCACTTTTAGAAAGTATCCCATATCTACTATCACTTGATATAGTGGCTAAATTAACTGTTTCCGCAGAAGACATAAAAGAAAAACCAGAACGTCTATTTTTTAAATAACACATCCCGTAACACCTTTTATCAGCTTTGCAAGCTTCCCAGAATATGTAAAACAACCTGTTAGCTTCTCTAAAATCAGGAGCTCCAACGTCAATTTTACTCCACTGTAAGTACATGTAATGCGTGCCTGTTATGTAGGTTGCTTTACCATTATTTACAAACCAGAAACCTTCTTCTCTTCTTTTAAACTCCTCGTCTATATAATCATACCACTGGTCTTTGGCTTCTTCTGGGTAAGCTCTCCAGTCAAATATATTTTTTAACTTACTTAGCTCTTTAGGTTGATCTATTTTAACCCATTTGTTTTTAGGGTGTTTAAATATCTCTTTTGGTTTTTTAGGCAAAGCTATAGCTAAACCTTGTATTTCGTATATCTCGCCTATTTGTCCAGTTCTAGAAATAACAACTAAATCATGTTCTTTGTTATAACCGTACTTCCATTTTTTACCTTTGTTAAGTCTACTTATTGTAGTCTTTTTTACGGGTTCTATTATTTGATATAAAGTTTGCTCGTACATTACTTAGATCTTCCTTCTGCGAATCCTTTAAATACTCTTTCTTTTTTCTCTTCAGGTTCTTTACCTTCTAATATGTTTTCTTCTTCTTGGATTCTATTTAATATTTCAAACGCATCAAATATAGCTAGCTTTTTTGTAGCTGCTGCGTTTTTTAATCTATCAGCTGATATATCATCATCACTATCTACAATAGCTTCTTTAGCTACTTTAATTAGTTCTTCAACCGCTTTGTGTCCAGCCTGGATTATACGCTTTTTCGTTTCCTTGATATTCATATTTAATTGTTATAAAATTAGATAAAACTCGATATAACCTAACTCCATCGATAATAAATTCATATTTTGAATTAGGTCTAAACCCTACAAGATCACCAACATCTACAGTTCCATCCGAGTATTTAACTATACCTATTAATGGTTTTTCTACTTCTGTGTTAAATTGATCTGTGTCTTTTATAGGTTGAATAAAACAATACCTTTTAGGCGATAACCAGTTGTTTTTCCTTTTGTATAAAAATATCTGATCATGGTTGACCAAGTAAGTACTTTCATTAAAATAACTTCTACTGTTCCTTTCTCTACCTTTCATGTCATGCCATCTTCTAAAAACATTATGATGGACCACAACTGTGTCTCCTGGTTTTATATCTAAATCATCACCTACTATAGGAGTTGATATTACTATAGCTTCTCTATTTATATATTGGTGATTAAATATTTCAGCGTTTATAATAAGCTCTTTGTCATCTATCTTTTTAGTATTGTTGTATCTTTTCCCTTTAGGTGTTACAACGAAGTTGTAAATACTTTTCATTAATATTCTAAGTTATACTCAACAGACACCGCCATGTTTTTATTAAAGTCCTTCCAAGGCAAAACATCTTTATTTTTTTTAATATAAATAGAAAACTTATCTTCTTCTTCTATTATATCGCAAATAGTATGTCCACCATAAACCTCTTGACCAACAGAGTAATGCATTGCGTCGTTCTTGTAGTCTTTACCTACACTGATTTTTCTTATTAACTTACTCATCTTTATGATTTATTACCCCATCGTTTATGTTAATATCAAAAGTACCATAGTCTTTTTTGAACTCATCTTGCATATCAATTAAGGCTTTTTGACTGTGTGCTAGATTATGTACTATATTGTGTTTTTGTACTTCTATTCTACCGATTTCCATTTGTATTTGATTTATATCGCTAACTGTTTTTTGTAGTCTTTTTAATTGTTCGTCTGTTATTTTATCAGCTTTTGGTTTTAAATCAACCACTTTATCTTTTTTTGCCATATTTAATTTAATTTAATTTTTAATTCGTTTTTTAGGTTTAATATACCATTGACCCCAACTGGCTCTCATCTTTTTCTTTATTTGATCAGTAGTATATTGTTTTTTGTATTTCAACTCTTCAGGTGGTTCTCCTTTGAATTTTATAAATGTTTTTTTTGATTGTAAAAAGTTTTTATTTGTGTTGTATCTTAAAGCCTCTTTGTTAGATAATAATTTTGAAAAATCTAATTTATCAACTAAGCTGGCTTTTATTATAATATATTTTATTTCGTCTGTATCAAAAATTATCATTACGGTGTTACTTGTTTAATAAGCGCGTTGTATATTGTTATAACGTTTTCATTAGGCGAACTACCTATTATAGTATTGCTATCTGAAACAAACTCGTCAAATGTAAAATACAACTCCAAGTTATCTGTGTTTTTTTCGTTTTTAGGTTGACCAGCGTTATAAACCTCAAGCACATTACCAGCGCTTAGAGCTCCACTAAAAAGAGCTACATCGTTAATATAACCATCCCAGTAAGTATTAGCAGCCGTAGCATTTCTACCTATAAAAAACTTATTTACTGTTCCACCTAATGATAGGGCTGTAGTATTTGTAGCTTCGTTTGAACCATTAACGTACAAAGTGTGAAAACCTGAACCACGTCCTCCTGGTTCTGAGTATTGCCAAGTAGCTACTATATGATACCAATTAGCTGTAATATTTGAATCTGTTATAGCGTGTGTTAATGTGGATGTAGTATCACCGTCAGTTCTAACAAACGTTATCGCTTCTTCACTATCGTCGTAAAATATCTCTATAGCGTGGTTTTCTGTTGTTGATATAATATCTACTAACACTCCGTCAGCGGCAAATGTGTCACCCTTAACCCAAGCACTAATAGTTCCATCGTTAAAACCATAATCACCTATATTACTAGTTGTTACAGCCGCGTAATCACCAGTACCATCACAATACAACGAAAGATCATCTCGCCATATATGAGTAGTACTGTACATACTGTGGCCTACTCCTAAACCTAACATTATTTACCAAAATAACATATTACACCTCCATTTGCATCAGCTGCTGGAGTTATACTGGTCCATCTACCATATATTGTTAACCCAGCTGGATAAGTAGCGCCCTCAGCCGTTGTTCCACCAGCCCCATGATACTCATCAAGAAAAACTAATGTTTGAGATGCTGTTGGTGATAAAACTGTATCTAGTGTTATATTTACACCATTTACTTTTAAAACTTTAACGCTGGTTGCATTTGGACCGTTATAGACAGGTGTAACTGTTTCAGCGTCTACAGTTAAACCAGCGTCTACAGTATCACTATCGTTTACTAGTAAAACATTTTGTCCTACTTTTATTTTTGTATTTTCGGCGCTAATAGTTACTGTATCGTTTGTTTGAAATACTGTTGTTCTAGCTCCCGTACAAGCAGCTTCAGTTACGCCTAAATAGTTTGCCGCTGTAGCCTCAGTGTCATTAGTGCCAAAATATTGAGGACCCTTAGTGTCTAATGTTTCTGTTTCTAAAACAGTAGGTGTATTAGCCGCTAAAAAAGTAATAGCACATATAACATGGTCTTTAGGTGGATATACGGGTTTAGCTAGGTTTTGAAAAGCACTACCTAACTGCCCAAATCCATAAGATGTACTTGTTGAGTTTATTCCCATAGTTTATTTGTTTTATTTTTCGAAATGTAATATTAGTTTAATTGGATGTATATTGTATAACGTGTCACCATCAACTAAAGCTGTTGGCGAAACAGCATCTAACGTAATCTGCGTTGTGCTATCAGCAGAAGCGATTGTTCCTATAAGACTGTCAGCTGCTGGTGATCCAACTGAAGTTCCAATATGAACAATATCTCCATCTATGAAATGCTCTCTAACGTCCATACTAGTACCATCCATTGTTATAACTTGTGTTGATGCGGCTTCAGCAGCTCCAGCTTCAGCGATAGCATTTATAGATGTAAAATCAAATGCTCCATTTGCAATACCAGCTACATAATACTTATCGTATCCTACATTAGTTGCTGAGTTGTATTCACTATCTAAAACTACACCAGAAGTATTCACTGTAGCTATAGATAAACAAGATGTAGAAACAGCAGAGTCAGGACCAATATAATCAGCTGTAGCTATTTCAACACTACCTGTAATAGCGTTTGTTAGTTTACCTGTTAAAAACGCAACAGCGTTTGAAGCACCAATACTACTAGTTGAAGATAAATTTGCATGAAGATCAGTACCGTCTTTTCCAAATATTAAAGACATTGGAAAATTATTCGGTGTTGGACCAGCGTCTCCCTTAGGTCTAACTAAAGCTGTAACGCCAACTAACCTAGCACCACCACTTGGTATTTCAAATTCTGTCCAATCAAATAAAACATCTCCCGCTGTAAAAGCAGCAGCGTGTTGTGTTGATGCTGCGATTGTTGGTTTTATTTCTTTTGTAAAATATCCCATAATTTTATTTTTTTACTTTTTCAAGTGAGCGTCCGCCGAAATAAGCCCCGATCACTGTTATTAATACTAATTGTAATAAATCAACGTAAGAATCTTTAACGTTGAATTCTAAGAAACCTGCATCTATAAATATTAATAATACCGTACATACTATTAAAAATATAAGCGTCATTGGTCGTACGTTTTTAGAAAGCCAAGAGTCTGATTTCATATCACTCTCCCATCTACTAGTTACTTGTTTTTGCATTTCTGCTTCAAAACCTATAATCATCGCTTTTATTCTTCTTTCAGCTTCTAATTTTTCTTCTTTAGACGTGTGTAAGTTATCTATAACACCACCGACCTCTTTTATAAGATCGCCAGCTCCACTTGATAAAATTTTATTAAATATACTCATTTTATTTTTTTGCGAATTTTTCTAATCCACTTATACCGAAGCATCCTAGTACTACAAATACAAATGAATCGTATACAAATTCATTAATTACTAAATCTTTTCCTGTATAACCAGTAATAAGGTCTATTATCATAATTACACACATTATAGTAAATGCAACAAATCCTATAATAGACTTCTCGTTCCAGTCGTTGTTATCTTTAAAAATATTCACTATTTTTTTGGTTTTAATTTTTTATAAGGTTTTTTCTTTCCTCCGTAAGTTCTTGGCATAATTTTAAATTTTAAAAGTTATTATCTATCTTTATCTTTAATCATATCATCTATAGCTTTATTGTAAACTTTATCTGTATATGATTGGTTATTAAAAAATTTGCTTCTACTTGAAGTAGGAAGATCTTCTTCCCCTAAAAGTATTCTATATATTCTGCTTATTAATTGAGTACATCTAAATGATACTTTAAATACAGAATATTTTATAGTTGTTCTGTTACGTTGTCTCCACACTTCTATCCAGCCTGCATTTCGTAATCTTTCCCATCGCTGTTTATCCCATGAATACGTGTAAGTACCATCTATAAACTCTTGTCGTGTAAATCTTTTTTTACAATCTAAATAAATTAATAATTCTAAATCCGCGTCTGTTAATCCATAAGTCTTACAGGCCCATTTTCTAACAAGCCTGTAATACTTTAGGATATTTAGTTCACGCAAATCTTGCGCGGTTAACCTCATCTACTATGATCTAGCGGTTGAAGTTATCAAGCATCTTTTAACTAAGATACCTCTTTGTTTAAAAGCGTCATGAAGAACTTGTCCGTCCTCAAGAGCTCCTGTAGTTGTCGTTAAGTAGTGAACTTTAATCATTTCATCATAAACAGTAGAGTTGCATAGGTGTTCCATAGCTTCGCAAACATCTTTATACTTGTCTGCAGTGTGAACTAAATCAACTGTATCCACAGCTGGAGAACCATCACAAGATTTAAAGTATAATCTAGTCGCGTCTAAAGCCGTACCATCGTGATATAACCCTGCGTTATCACCAACTCCTTCTGTAAAAGCTAAAGGTTCAGCTCCTAAATAAGATGTTGCTGGTACGCATAAATCAGCACCAACAGTATTAATAGGTAAAACTGTTGAAGAAAAGTTCATTTCTTCCATATAAACTGTATCACCAGTTATAACAGTCATACCAGAAGTATCAGATACATCTAACACAGTAACCACTTGATCACCAGAACCAACTGTAAACGATTTAACTAAACCTGACATGTTTGTAACTTCGCCAGCAGCTGTATTGGCTGTTAGAGCACTTCCGTCAACAAAATCTACTTGAGTAGCGTCTGTTGCAGTTAGTAAAAGGTTTCCACGCACTGAACTAACAGTAGTAGTAGATTTGAACAGTACTCTCAATGAATGAGGTAAGGTTGAATTATCTTTAACGACAGGTAACATACCTGAGTTAGCGTTTGTTAAAGCAGAATAAACTCCATTAACAACACCAGCTGTAGCTATGTAACCTTTTCGTCCGAAATATAAGTAAGGTGTTTTCATTTTTAATTATTTTTAAGAGTCGAGCGTGACAGCTATGCTGGCAATCCCTCCTGGTTTAACATTCTCGATTTCGCTAAAAGCAACTACGAAACCTTCTTTATTTACTGTGTTTGCCTTAGACACCATAGCGTCCATTCCGGCAATTCTGTTTGTTTGGTCAACAGCATCAGTGCCGTTAACTATAGTACAAGCGATGTCATCTGGAGCGTCGTTATGACCATTCCATGCTTTAAAATACATCGTAAAAACATTAGCTCCTGTTGAATCCATCCCCAGGAAACTACTAGTTGGGTACATGTTACCATCGTCAACCCAACTTGAAGCAACTGGGTCAGCCATGTTAAAGTACATAAAAGTTCTTTGTTTCATATCTATAATTTTTACTGTGTAATAGCTATAGCAGTGCAAGTTATTTGAGTAGCGTCATTTATCGCCTCAAATTCTTCTGCAACAACACCATTAGCTGTGTCCACAACGGTTAATACTTTTCCTTTTCCAGGATTCGCCGCTACTCTAGCCACGGCACGAGCCACTTCTTTATGTATATTTGGAGTCGCTGAAATGTTAGCGTGTGTTAGCGTTACAAGATTGTGTTTACCCGACGTAGTAGCCGCGTGCTCCGTATTAGTAGAGTCTTTAAAATACAAACCTGTAGTAGTAGCGCTAAGCGGTTGGCTTCCTAAAAAAGAAGATACCGGGTAACAAGCAGCATCTGTTACCGCATCACCTGCAGTTCCAGTTTTAGCAAAATACAAGAAATTTTCTACTTCCATAATTTTAATTTTTAATTATTAGTAATTGTTTTATGTTTCAAGTTTAAGGTTTACGGATTATGGTTTAGGTCTAATCTATTAGTACCACATCACCCGAGCGGATAACCTGATATAATATGTCTTTATACTGAACTCCATGTCCAGCGTGTTTATCATAATAAACTATATCTTTTTCTTTAATACCTTCAACTAAGTTGCCTACTGATACAACGTTAGCCTTTATATACCTATTGTCACTGTCTATTTCTTCAGTTAAAATTAAACCGCCTACTTTTTTAGGACCTTCTTTTATATTTTCTACTACTATATAATTATTTACTGCTTTCATCTGTTCTCATATTTGAAATTACACAATCAGCAGATATAATAGTTGATACAACCGAAACAGCATTTTTTAGCGCCGATTTTGTTACCAAAACCGGATCGATTATACCTGATTCAATCATATCTACGCTTTCACCAGTAACTACATCTATGCCCATACCTTTATCAGGTCTAGCAGATACTTGTTCTATACCAGCGTTTTCCAATATAATTCTAAAAGGAGCTTTTATAGCCTCTAATAGTATTTCTTCCCCAACTCCGTTAGGAGAAATTTTTTGGGAAGCGTCGAGCAAAGCAACTCCACCACCTGGCACGATACCTTCTTTCAAGGCCGCTTTTGTGGCGTAGATCGCATCTTCCACTCGATCTTTCTTTTCTTTTAGTTCTACTTTAGAACCAGCCCCTACTTTTATGATTCCTACGGAGCCTGATAAAGCGGCCAGCCTATCTTCCAACTTCTTTTTTATAAATCCGTTCTTTTCATCTTTAATTTTAACTTTCACCTCTTTTATTCTTTCTTTAACCTTAGGTGTTATATCTCCTAAAGTTATAACAGTGTGCCTATCGTCAGTGGTAGCATATTCTACTTCACCTAGATATTCTAGAGTGATCATATCTAAATCATCTCCTAGTTCTTCGTTTATAACTGTAGCCCCTGTTAAAACAGCTAAATCTTCAGTAGCGTCTTTTTTTGTAGGGCCAAAGCCAGGTAAATCTATAATATTTATCTTAATATTACCTTTCACCTTGTTCATCATTAGCGCAGCTTTAACTGATTGTGCCACTGGAGCTACTATAAGTAAAGCTCTACCTTTTTTTATAACATGTTCTAATACGCCTTGTATTTTTCTTATATTAGGTATTTCACTAGATACAATTAAAATATAAGGATTATCTAATTCTGCTTTATGTTTTTCTGTATTAGTTACCCAATGTGGTGAAGTTAATCCACAGTCTATCTGCACACCATCAACTAATTCTACGTAAGTGTCTTCAGTTTCTGACTCCTCCATCAGTACTACACCGTCTTTACCTACTTTTTCGTAAGCTTCAGCGATAATACCGCCAAGAGTAGCGTCATTATTACAAGAAATGGCACTAACATCACTAAGCATAGTACCTGTAACATCAATAGCGGCTTCTTCAAGATATTTATTAACTTTTTCAAGTCCTGTTTTTATTCCTTCTTTAATTTCTCTTACGCTAGCATTTTTATACTTAACGTTGTTAACTTTTTTTATCAGTGCTTCAGCAAGGACAGTAGCCGTGGTGGTACCGTCACCTGCTTCTTTCACTGTATTATTCGCAGCTTCTTTAATTAAAGTAGCTCCAATATTTTCAACCGGGTCGTATAAGACTACGCTTTGGGCAACGGTTACTCCGTCTTTTGTGACCACCGGTTTGCCGCGTCCATCTTCGTAAATGACACATTTCCCAGATGCGCCTAATGTGGATTTTACGGCTTTTGTTAGTTTTTCGACGCCAGCTATTATTGCAATCTTAGCGTCATCACCGAAATTGAGATCTTTTACAATCTCACTAGGTAAATTGTACTCCATATTTGATTAAATTTTATTAAATTTGTGATTATTCGAAAGTTTTTACAACCTTTGGGCCTTTTGTAGCCTCTAGTTTCTTCGCAAAATGTTCAACACTGCCGTTTATAGCAGCTTCGGCGCCTTCTATTGTTTCTCTACGAGTAATATCGTGCCAATCTTTGTCATTTTCTGGATTTGAAACCTCTGTTTGGTAAAAACCGTTAGGCAATTGCGTTATCCTCCAGTTCTTTTTGTCTGCAAGGTGATTCCACTGCTCTAAAGTTTTTTCGTTAGGTTTTTGGTTGCCAGTTATTGTACTGGTCTTGTAGTATAAATAAGTCATAATTTATGGTTTTAGGTTAATTAATTGTTTAAGTTAGGTTTAGAGAAATATTTTAACCAGTTAGAGAAAGATCGTTTCTTTGTTCCCAATCCTATCTTCCTGAACCAGTTAGGTTGTGGTTTCTCTATATATATAGTATTTACACGTAAAAATGCAAAGTTAGCAACTATCACTAAACAAACAGCCAAGGGATCAAATACGAACACTATTAATAGTATAAAGTAATTAACCACATTATCCATAGGTGTATTAAGTGATTTTGCCACATATTTCAGTGGTCCTAGCTCTCTTTGATCTTCATTACTCACCATTTTGTTTAAAATTAACATATCATAGTGAGCAATCGAGTCGTTTAAGCTATATAATTTGGTTTTAGCGTCACTTAACTGAGATGTCATTAGTTGTCGTTGTCTAGACGATGTTGTTGTAACCAGTTGTTGTGTTTCCTTGTCTACATATTGGATCATGGTAGGGTTAGACAACGCCTCAGTATAATATATAACAAGCTCTTTTTCGTCGCCGGCTTGCTCTTTAAAGCGGTTTTGCTTGGTTTCCAGCATCAAAACGTGCTTATCTAGCAGTTCTGACTCTATTTTTACTTCTTGGTATGCTCCAGATAAGAATCCATAGATGCCACCAGAAGTAATAAACATTAGCGTAACGCATGCTATTACGAAATATAAGCGTAATAGTTTGTTTATTTCACGCCAATAGCGATATAACAGCGATGCCACCACTAATTTGGCAAATTCCAGTGATGAAGCCATAATCATAACAGCCGTGCTTTCTCCAGCAAACAACCTACTTAAACCGTATACTGAATAAAAAACAGCAGATGCAGAAATAAATAGCGCTGCAAAAGCTATTATATAAGGGAAACTACCCCTCTTTTTTAGTGCCTTTTCCATAATTACCACGGTTAGCTTTAACAGATACAAATTTGCCTTTCTTGTGATCGTAGTCTTTACCGCTTATGTTTTTGCCATCTTTCTTAGCTTTTCTACGTTTACGCTGGTTTTCAGCCTTCTTCTTCTTTCTAGCGAATGTTTTCGCGAAAGCTAGATCTCTTTTCTTTTTGTCGGCTCTCGCCTTTGCTGATAGTTTTTGTTTTGCCATAGTAATATTATTACATAAAAAAAGGATATTATAAATATAGAGGTGTAGTATTGCGCTACTCTAAAATTCTAGATTCTCCCCTATAAAATCGTTTTTAAAAAGCCCAGCGCCCCCTCTTCATTATGATTTCTCCCCATGTTTTTACGTTTTTGTTTTAGCCCAGCGCCTAATCCATCATGTCTACCAGCCCCAGCCCCTACCCTATCCCCTCCTCTCCCTATTATATCTATATATTATTATATTATATATAAATATTATATTCCCTCTTCTTTCCCCTCTTCATTCATTTGCAAACCTATTACGACCATATCCAGATAATATATATGAATTAAATAATAATAATAAGATGAATTACTTAATGATAATACTACTATCTATCTTCTCTACTCCTCAACAAGAGTTCAATGTAGAGCCTCATCAGGTAATACAACAAGATGACTCACATGTTAATTATAACTATGATGAGATAGATTAACAAACTTGCAAACTAAATACGACAACGTTTGGATAATACAACTGAATAATAACTAATTAAATTAAATCGATATGAAAAATTCTAACAACACTTTAACTACTAAAAGATTCGTAATAAGAAAGTCTTTACTTGGAAAAAACACTGTAATTTCTTTCACAAACAAAAAAGGTGATACAATTACTTATAATCACGATAAAGTTTACGAAGTAAATAAAGAAAGATTTGAAAGCATGAATTGCTTTAAAAAATACAAGTCTTACACGAATACTAACAATATTCCAACATTTTGTAGAGGTATATAAATCTCTACAAAAACTATGACAATAGCCTATTACTTATACTAACTTAATAGGCTTATGTCACACTTTAATTTATTAATAACTACTAAAATTACTATTATGGCTGAAAAATTTATACAAAATGCTGACAAAGTCGCAGGAATCATCGCTTTTTTACTCTTTTTCGTAACAGTTTACAATATGTTTACTATTGGACTATAAGAGATGTGGCGCAGTAGGTGCTACTTATGAAATAACTCATAAACAAATCATCTACTTTTACAAACTAATTACGAACACTATTAGATAATATAACTGAAAACAAATTATTAACTTACTAACAGGCAAACTTATGACTAAAAAATTCTCAATCAACGGTACTAAAATGGTAGTATCTAAACAAAATATAAAAGATGTTTATTACAGAGTAGAACTTGAAGACGCTAATGGTTTTACTGAAGTTGTCTACGAAAAATCTTTCAACGATGCAGTTCTATATGCAAATGAGTGGGAGAAAGCAACTGATAAACGTAAAAAACTACACGACTTAGAAACAAAAGCTATGGAAGAAATTATTGAAAGAGATAGAAGAAATGGCACTATGCTAAGTCTTGACTAAACCGAATTACAAACCTTTAAATACTAAAATTATGCCAAATACTGATAAGTGGCTAGCTATCGAAGACTATAACGATATGATAGCCGAGCAATTACAAAAGAAAATAGCTGAAGACCTTTACTTGTTTGAATCAAAAGAATTCGATAAGTGGTTGGATGAAGTGGAAGAACAACAAGAATTAGTAACAAATTAAATAAATAAATATGAGAAATATAGTAACAATATGCTATTTTGTGATGTTAGCATTATTAATATCAACATTACTTTCATGCACAAGCAATAAATCTCTTGTAGATTACTGTCCAGCATACGCTTTACAACCAGATACTACGGTTGTTACAAACTAAATACGAATACTAACGGATAATATATATGAATATGAC